TATCCCCTGCATTTAATGACTCGAATCTAAAATATCCGTTGGTTGCATGGGCTGCGGTAAATATAAGTTGGTAAGAATTATCAGCAGTATCCGGCGGGCTTAAATAATAATTAACACCTCCGGTTCCAGTCCAAATATTCACCCTTTGGTTGTTTGCGGTATCATTAAACTCTGCATCAAAACTTAGCAGGTATTCTTGACCCACAGTAAGGTTGGAAGATAGATCTGCTGCGTCAGAAAAAAACATATACGCCCCGTTAACGTTGTCAACATAAGTTATTTCCAACCTGTTGGAAACATTGGCAATGGTGTTAGTACCATAAGCCACCCACGAATAAGTGCCAGATGTAAAAACACCGGCTCCAGCGTCAAGCAAATCGCTTCCTATGGCGTTACCGGATGGGAGTTCTTCGAGCATGAAGCCGGAAAAACGAAAATGTTTATCTGACTGACCGCCATATTGAACTATACCAGCAGTATTGTTTCCCGTTGATACGGTCCATCCTGAAACCCTATAAACATTAGAACCGATATTCTCAACAGCGGTTTGGCTTCCAACCGGAACGATACCTGTGTCAAGTCTTATAGAAAAATCACCGGTGCTTGGTGTCACCCCGATCACAGGCGCACTTCCGTCATCCATTATGACATAGCAAGAAAAAATATATACCGTTCCAGCAACATTAGCTGTCGTGCCTTCATAGGCATATAAACTATCACTACCACTATTTTGAAACCTAATCGCGTTAGACAATCCGGGTCCAGCAGGCCACGAATAAGCGCCCACTGATTCATTTCCGGTTGACGATTTGCTAAGTCCTGTAAAACTTGAAGGGTCTTGCGTAGTGGTCGGCCAATGCTGACTCCGCGTAGCCCTTGCGGTGGTAAGGATGCCGGATGTGTTGACGTAAGTGGCGGCTGAATCGCGCACAACTGCCCCGCCTGTCAGGTTGCCCTTTATATCAACTAAATCTCCACTAGAAGCCTTCCAATTAACTATCTGTTCACCGAAACAAGGAATAACTAATAAGAGACTCAAAAATATAGTAACGACAGATGATTTTATTTCAACTAAATTTTTATCTTTCATATCTACTTTCCATAGAAAGTTACAAGCAAAACATTCTTGCCAAAAGCCTCTAGCACACTAGGCTCTATAGTCAACCCATACACATCCCTAGCATCCTTTATTAAAGCTTTGATTGGATGCTCCTCATTCCCAGTCAAAGCCCTCACAGGATAATAAAAACTATCTTCTATAATAGTTTGTATAAAAGGATCTGTAGTTCTATCTGCCCACAACTTACGTGCAGCTCCCAAAGCAGAACTGTGACTCCAATAGAGTATTTGCTCATTTATAGGCTTACCGCTATTAAAATTCTCTATGTAGCTCTTTATCCTCTCAAACTGTCCCTGAGATACTTCATTAGTATCTACAAGACATAGAAATAGTCTCTTAGTCCCCTGTTTAGCTAAAACACCAAAGTTGCGTATGACTTCATCAACTCCTACATCCGGAATCTCTGGCTTCCAATGCTCCTTGATTTCATCACCAACTGGAGTACGGAAGTTGCAGTAAAGTATAACGTGTATAGTACGAGCATATGTAAGAGTAGACAGAAATAGTAGTATGACAGCTATATAGATAATCTTCTTCATTATTGTTTCCTGTAGATGATAACTATGGTTGCATCAGCAGCTGTATCAATAGAACTTTCACTGTAGTCAAAGAACGGCCTTACTCTAAACTTCGGTGGAAAGTATTCAATGACAGGATCAGTACCAGCTGTATTCATCAATTTAGTAAACATCTGACCAGAAGCATCAGTGAACTTTATCGTCACATAGTCAGTAGTAGCTGATGGATAGAACTTGATAGACCAAATAGTTACATAACTACCAGGATTGTAGTCTGAATCTATGTTAGTTACAGTAACTCCATTATCAGAAGTTGTTACAGTGTTATCAGCAAATGAAGGAACTGATAACAGTAGAATTAACATAAATGCTAAGATTAGTTTTTTCATTTCTAGTCTCCCAGATAATTAAATAATTTAATAATCTATGTTGTTGGCGCTACAGTAGTAGGTGGTGCCGTACTAGGTGGCGCAGTAGTTGGTGCTGCCGTAGTAGTTGTCGCTAATGCTTCATACACCCTTATCTCAGCCCAATAGCCATGAAAATATTCAGGTCCAGCCTTCGATACATAAGCTTGAACCTTCCATCTTCCAGCTTTAGAAAACTGAATAGTAGCTTGAATTTTTAGATTACTAGATGGATTAATAATAGCTGTCCACCTACCTTCATCTCCATCAGGATCAATATACTTTATTTTCTTTACTGTAAATGAAGATACATCTTTAGTTGTATTAAGGATTATAGTCACAGTGTCATTTACAAATACTTGCATTTTTTTATACCTTAATCACAGATAGGTGACAGTAACTCTGGCTCCATAAATATAGTAGAATCTAATAATAATTCACTAAGTATAGGAGACAAAAGCTCAAGTTCGTCAATTATTTTTGATAAAACTTCCTCTTTACAAATAGTTGTTGTCGGCACAGCTGTAGTTGGAACAACTGTTGTCACCAAAGTGGTTGAAGCAGTTGTCGTAGGGACACTAGTTGTAGGCGTAACAGTTGTTCCAGCTAAAGTTGTAGGAACTAGAGTTGTAGGTGCAATACTAGTTGGTGCTGCTGTAGTGGGAGATACTGTTGTTACTATAGTTGTAGGTGCACTAGTTGTTGGTGCCAGTGTAGTTGGAACCACAGTAGACACCGACACAGTTGTAGGAGGTGTGCTCGTTGGGGGAGCAGTTGTAGGTGCAACTGTAGTCGGTGCTACCGTGGTAGGCGGAGAAGTACTTGGCGTCGGAGTACTTGGTTCCGCCGTTGTTGGAGCCACTGTTGTGGGAGTAGGCGTCGTTGGCGCTAAAGTAGTAGGCGCTAACGTCGTTGGAGCTACAGTGGTCGGAGCTAACGTTGTGGGGGCAACTGTTGTAGGGGCCAGTGTTGTAGGCGCAGCTGTTGTAGGCACTGGAGTGGTTGGAGCAAGAGTAGTCGGTGCCAACGTAGTAGGCGCTAAGGTTGTTGGCGCTAATGTAGTAGGGGCAGCTGTCGTTGGCGCTAACGTGGTAGGTGCCAACGTGGTTGGAGCTAATGTCGTCGGTGCGAGTGTTGTAGGAGCTAACGTAGTAGGCGCAGTAGTTGTAGGTGCTTCAGTTGTAGGTGGAACTGTTGTAGGTGGAACTGTACTACATCCTATGATCTCACTAGGTTTATTAGCTGTACCGCTACCTGTTGCTGCAGAGAACCAATCACACCAACTATCTCTGTAGTAACTAACCATTCCAATCTTACCAGAGCTAAGTAATGGAGAAGGATCGGTATAGTCAATGTCCCAAGTACCAGGCTCAGTACCATCTTCATCCCAAATTTTAGCTTTGATGTTATCATCTTGGAATCTAAGACGTACCCAATAGTATTTTTCTAAATCTATTGTATGAGAATGAGTCGCCAGTAAACCAGAGGTAGACCCATTAGTTCTTTTATACAACTGTATTGCATCACTATTACGTTTTATCCAAACTACATAACAATTCTCACTACCAGCACCACCTGAAATTCTACACGCTGGAGATAAAGGGTTATCACTTGAATCATTAGTTCTTATTTTAACAAGAACTTCACCATTTACTGCACTAGGTACATCATTCCAACTACATGCCTTCCATGAATTTGCGTTAGTCTCATCGAACTTCACTACCTTACCACCACAGTAAATTTGAGGAGTATTCCCACCTCCATTACCTACATAAGCCTGTATAGTAAGGGCAAAATGACCAGTATTCCAATGCTCAGTCCAGTCAGCTGGAGCACCACCAGGATACTCAATGAAGCAAGTCTCATAGTTTGATATTGGCTCAGTTGTTGGCGCAAGGGTTGTAGGTGCAACAGTTGTTGGCGCCAGCGTCGTGGGAGCCGCAGTTGTAGGAGGTGGAGTTGTTGGTGGTTCTGTAGTAGGAGCTAATGTCGTAGGTGCTAGTGTAGTTGGAGCAAGAGTCGTGGGCGCTAACGTTGTGGGCGCTAGAGTAGTAGGAGCTAATGTAGTCGGTGCTAGAGTCGTAGGTGGCGATGTAGTCGGTGGAACAGTAGTAGGCGGAGCTGTTGTCGGTGGTTCTGTTGTGGGAGGAACAGTAGTAGGCGGTGGTGTGGTTGCAGCAGTGACATTAATAGTTATTGGACCATCTGTATATGCAGAACCTCTATATCCATAAGCTTGAACTGTATAACTACCAACCTTATCACCATAAACTGTAATAGTTCTTGGATTACCAGAATTATAAACAACTGACGTTTCATTTAGAATATCTGGATCACCGTCAGTCCAGAGACCATTACCCCCAGATGACGTAGGAATAGTAACATACCCACTACCTAAATCACACTGATGAATTAGATCATAGGCATTAGGAGAACCACCACCAGCAAATGTACCATAGATGGTCATTGAAAAGGACTGACCAACTTCGATATTTACCGTAGATGATGGAGCGCTAAGTACTACGCCATTTAGGTTACTAGCCATAATTCCACCAGACTCTATGCATTCCTTTATACAGCGCAACCTCGCTGATAACGGCCACTTCGGTCAAAGCTTTATACAATGACCTATTTTCTTTGCCTTGCTCATTGGTTGATAAGAAATACACTAAGTTTTTGTTCTCCTTCCTAATTACATTCTTTGTACTATAAACTTACTACTGCTGCTCAATAATTATTCTGAAATTAACTGGAACTTGGTACCCAGCAAATGGAATAGAGAAGTCATATGCAATCTCATTAGATGGATCACTACATCTATTAACAGTTGTTCCTTCTATTGGAACAGTAGACCCATCAGAATTCTCGCATACATCTCTAGCAGCAGGCCAGCCATATTTCTCACCTACATCCTGAGAGCAAACTAACCCACTTTCACATTCACTGTCACTGTCGCAGTCACCCTCTCCTTCAGAACAAGGTCCATGATTCTCACACCAGTCAGGGCCAGGTAAAAAAGTAATGTCTCCACAAGCTTTTAATACAAAGTATCTAGTTACTGTACTCTCTTCAGGTCCACTAACTACAGCTTCAATATCTTGCTGATTATCAACAGCATCTTCTTTACTAATTATAGCTAACTTAGCATAAGGACCACCTTGTTGATCAGACCAACTTAATAGAAAGTAGTTGATTCTATCAATCTGAGGATGGCTATCCCATCCAAAGACTATAGTCCTAGATAACTGCTGATCTGCGTAGAGATATAGTGGGCTTAACATTAAAAGTATTACAATAAGATAATTAAATAATTTAATTTTCTTTACCATTGTTCTCTATCTCCTTTTCTACATCCTCAGACGTTACCTCAGGTCTTACCCCATAAAATCTCATCAGCTTTTCTATATTCTTAAGTACAGCATCCTGAGTTACTTTGATCCTTATTAAACTTTCCTTGTTTTGTTGAGTTTTCTCAATAGCTTTCTCAGCCTTATCATAGGCTCTACTATGTTGGTGTTCAGCGAATCCTACATAAGCTAGAGTTAGTGTAAGCATTACTCCGAAGACCCAAACAAAAACTTTCCAAGAAATAGTATTCTTCAAACCATCCTCTAACTTACTGGTCTTTTCACATGCTATAGAATGATAAACACAGGTACCATCACTTGATCTCCTAGCAAAACTTCGTCTCTCAACTCCATCCCATTCAGTCATGCTACTCTCCAATTTTCTAGAGGATTATCATACTCAAGCTCAGCAAACTCAGCTTCGGGATCACCTCCATAATCACTTGGAGAAAAGTACCTTTCACCTAATTCCAACATCTGGATTATGTAAGCTAAACAATCCATTATGTCCCACAGTTTTGATCTAGGAAACATAAGGAGTTGTGCTTCCAACTTTTTCATATTACCGCAAGAAGCGTTATGGTAGATATAGCCTAAACGATAGTAAGGGACAAGTTCCTTAATCCTCATTTCCTTACTAGCTCCACCCCTAGGCTTCAACCATACAAGTTCGAAGAACTTTCCACGCTTGAACATTTCATTCTTTATAGGTTGTTTGATAAACTCGTTTAATGAAGTTTCCTCAACACCTACTACTTTTGCATTTAGTCTTATAGCCATTCCAAAGAGTTCATCATAAATCTCATCTGGATACATTCTTTCAGAAACTATATCTCTCACATATAATCTAGCTGAGTTAATATCTATACCGATACTAACTATCGCAGACTCAGCTGAGTGAATTTTGACAGTTTTAGCTGGATCTAAGATAACCACTGTTTCTATGTGTTGATTGTTCTGGATATCTGCATCAGTTGTTGTTAAGTCGACTTCTCTTCTATCTTCTTCATTAACTGGATTATAGTATTTAAAATAACCTTTCTGAAAGGCAGAGTCTTTAGTTGATATAGGTAAATTACGAAGTTCTCTAAAGAAGACGTCAGTTTGTCCAGTGTTAACATGCTCTTGCCATTCTTCCTCTATGTCCTCATCAGACATAAAATCAGGTGCTGTGGATTTAAAGTCGTCGTCACAAGCTTCAAGTCTCACACTTTTCCAGTCAGGTGAGTCAAGTAATTTTTGTAAAACACTATCTTCATGCTTTAAAGTGTCAATGTAAACTATTTTCCAATTCTTATGAAAGCGTGGAATGGCTTTAATTACATCTGCATAAAGCCACTCAAACCACTTCTTACGCAGGTCATCATTGTGGATTTTCTCAGGGTCTTCTAAATCATCTATGACTATTAACCCTGGCCGTGAGTTCTTGAATAAGACACCACGAACTTGCTGACCAGCGCCACGTGGCCAGACTAAGGTATTATAAGCAACCCATGCTTTTTTGCTAAAAACTTCATCAAACTCAGCTTTCACATTTACATCTCTGGAACGTATGTCTCCAAAGAAGCGCTTTATGTCTCTGTTAGTAACTAACTCACGACGTAAATTTTCAGTTTGTAAAGAAGCTGCATCATGTGACTTGTTTATGTAGCAGATGAAGTCAGTTAAATGAAACATGATGTATCTAGCCATTAACGCAAGAGCTACAATCGAAGTCTTACCCCACCCACGAGGAGCAGCGATAGCTACTTTATTATCAGGTCCATCAATCAACTCAAATATCACATCGTGGACTTGTTCTGAGAATGGTAACGAGAAGCGCTCAGGAAAGAAGGTTTTAGCCACCATTCGTGTATCATTACTACAAAGGGATAAGAGACCATCTAGAGTAGTATCTCTAGATTTGGTATTTTCCTGCACTAAATGTGAAATTGCTCCTTCCATTATTTAGATCGCTCTCCTAGTTAATTTCTTTCCCAAGGCTTCTCGTTTATTAGTTCCATGTAGCTATACTTTTTATTCTTATCAAGCCACTCATATTCCTTATGAGAAACTTTTGCTACTTTGTCCCAGTAATCATCTATCTTAATCTTATGCCTATTAACAAATTGTTCTTCTCCAGCTTTAGATAGTTGATAACCAAGTTCAGGTCCAGCAACTATATATCGTGCACAAAGGACACCAAAGCCATGAGGAAAGTTTCCATGCGCTCCATAGGTACGATACTTATATTGACCAGTCTTCACTACCGAAGGTGTGTAAGGACCTATATGAGCAACAGGGTCAGTTGCTATAGCCCAGTTGTCATAACCAAGCATTAGTGACTTAACCTGCATTAACTCCTCAGCACCGCCCCAACTCATACGTTCCCAGGCGTGTGTGCCATAGCCTTGAAGAGTATCAAGAAACCACTCACGTCGACAGATCCAAGGCATAAACTTCCAAAACATCTTACGTTCTTTAGTATAAGCACAATCCCAACCTCCATTTGGTAATCCTACATCACTAACTTTTAAAGTGTGCTTAATCGCTGCAGGACCCTGATGAGCCCATCGAATAGGAGGATGACCGAATCCCAAGCTGGCATCGCCAGCACGACGATCCATAAAATCAACGCTATCACGCAAAGTATTAAGACCAAATAAAACATGAGAGTCGACACAGAAGATGTATTCACCCTTGGCCTCCTTGGCAGCTGTCATACGTGCAGTTGTAAAACCTGGCTCTTCTTGCCTAAAAACACGAACCAGTCCACGCTTAAGCCACCCAGTCGGATACGCTATAGGCATAAGTTCATAAAACTTCTGATCAGAGTTATCGCATATAACTATTTCACCATCTCCTCCTATAGTCTTTAGCATTTCAATAGCGTTGTTTAAAGTAACATTTAACATCACTATATCATTACGATTTGAGATTATTATTGAAAGTTTCATCTAATAGCCGTATCCGAAGATTTCTAGATCATCTTTGTAAAATTCTCTTACGAAGTCGATCTGTGATTTAGTTTTGTAATATAGTCTGTAGTTTTTCTCTCTATTAGTTTTACGAAAATGAGGTAGTTCAAATCTTGGAATTTTTAGATAGTCAAGCACTTTATTTATTCCATCTTTATAGTTCTCAAATCTAATAAAGTGGTCAACTAGTAACTTTCCACCACTATCACCTACCCAAGATATTTGTGGTTTAAGTTGGTACCAGACCTCATTCTTACTCTTGATATCATCTATGAACTCCTGAAGCGGAGTATACATAGCTCTTACACGCCACAAAGAAATAAATCTATCAAATGGGTTTCTTATTATAGTAAATATGAAATACTTTTCTTTTACATCTTTCCAAGCCATATTTAAAGTATTTGGTATGTATCGTAGGTACCTATGACCATTCATTACTTTTAAACCATCTATTTTAGAACCAGTTTTTGCTGCTTTCGATATAAACGAAGTTCCACCAGTCTTAGGTACATGAATGAAAATGAAAGGTGGATCATTACAGATTCCACAACCCATTCTTATTTCTCCAAAAAGTAGACAACTTTATGTCTTGTCTTGTGGACTTTGTAGAACTTTATTGAATTCTTATAATCAGGAAACATAGATAGTACTTTCCTAGTCATAGCGTAATGAGATTGCCAAGTCATCCTGAACATACCTACACTACCCTTTATTTGTCGCTCGAAGTGTTTGAAGGTCCTGTTTCTAACAAGCCAAGCCTCAGATGGAGAATTAATATCAAAGGTTATTCTCTTAAAGTTTTTCTCTCTGATATTTTTTAGTATTTTATCTTGGGTTTTTATAGGTAGGTGAATAAGAACTGCGCTACAAATAACTGCTTGCTGGTCTACATGAATTGGATTAGAGATATCTCTGTTGTAGATTCTAGCCGCATAGCCTGGAAATCTCTGCTTTGTTCTAACGCACATAGCTGGAGAGGAATCGTA